GTAGCGCCGATTGCGCCTTTAGGGTCATTTGGTGTTGTCATGGTTTTTGGTTGTTCAGAATTACATCCCGAAGTCGGTCGGCGTTACGGCGTTGCAAGATTCCAGCCCAACAGTTTAGCCCGATGCTCAGAAGCATGACGCAGCCCGCGAGGTCAATCCAACCAAGACCGCGCCACCACTCCCTGAGTGAAGAGTGCCAGCGAACAATGCGTTTGAGGTCAGCGCCGATTGCGCCTTTAGGGTCATTTGGTGTTATCATTGTCGGGCGTGTGTTGTGCGCGATGTAGCACGGTATCACCATATCTCCCATATGGGCTCAGGCTTTGCTCCCACCACCGAAGCAGTGGGAGCGCCCGAGCGAGGGATTAGTTGATTTTCTCAGTCTTGTGGCATGAGCAATTCTTCGCTTCTATGCTTGCCAGTGGCCGCTTGCAGTCTTGGCAGACAGGGTTAGGGTAATGCCCTTGGCCATCTCCAACCCAAGGCTCGGTATTCTTCTTGAATTTCATAGTCGTGTATCTTTCTACGGCTTTGATGAGACTATCCCGCTGCTCGGTGACGGCGGTGATCTCGGCACGGGCGGCGAGGTTTCCAGTGACCTTGGCTATAAACAGATCATTGTAATCGCCAGCCAGCACCATTGTTGCTACTTTCTCCAGAGCTTCGTCCCGCTGCTTAGTGACGGCGGTTAGTTCGGTTTGTAGGCGTTTGCACTCGCTCCAGATTGTCCCGTTTGGATCGCGGAGTTCGTGTCCGAGATCTTTGTTTTGCTGGATGTATTTTGCTTTCCATTCATCCCGCTGCTCGGTGACGGCGGCGAGTTCGCGTTCGAGTTTGCGGGCTAAGTCGGAACGCACAACCATTGGGTGAGCGCGGGATGGCCATGTCATACACGGAAATTCGTGTTCATCTGTTTCAGGTGTCGGTGTGTCGTTCGTTGTTCGATTGACGGGATCTAGCCCCGCGTCTCGGATTTGTTCGTGGATCGGGCTTTCGCTCCACGTTTGGGGTGTGTTCATAATCTACTCTTTATTCGTTATTCGTTATTCGTTAATCTTGTCGATTGATTCTCGTGCGAACCCGTATGCTAGAAGCGCAGGAACAATCAAGTCCTCCCACACCTCGTGTATGCTGAGATCGTCGTACTCGACACGTACCTCTGCGGAGTGGGCGTATTTAGGTTTAGAGTCGGTAGTTTGTAGTATTATTCTCATCGGTAACCGGAGGTTTTTTTGGCGACGCTTTTTGGCTGCGGGACAAACTGCTTACCTTTGGCGTTGCCTTTTGCCTTAGCTTGATTGGTGGCATTCTTCTCACTTTGGGAAAGTGCACCCCACGCCTTGTCAGGCAGGTAGCGTTTCTTGCCCTCGCTCGGAGAACCATCGGAGGTGCGCCACTTCTGCTCCGTCCACTTCTTCAAAGATTCTTGTGGCTTCTTCATGATGTATAGCCACCTCCCTTGGCTTTGTATTGTTTGGCGAGAAGTTGCGCCTTGCGGGCTGACCACTCTCCTGCGTCTCCGCCGGAACTGCCAGCTTTGATCTTGTTGAACAAGGTCTTACGCATCGTAGGTTTCGTGTAGTTTCCGGCTGCGTTGACCGTAGACTTCGATTTTGGTTCACTCATGTTTTTAGGGGTTGGAAGCCCCTATCTACTCTGACCACATCGACCTGTCAATTATTTCTTTAGAAAAGTTCGTCCTCTAAAAGAACGATCAATTCTCGAAACGTTTCGGCAGTGTCGATGATGGAGTAGTTCGGTAGGTCGAACTCATCAGCTACCATGTCTCTAAAAGCGGCAAACTCGTCAGGCTCGAAGAACGCTTCAAGCTCGTTACTAAAAGGAAGTTTCACGGTAAACCCTGTGACGTCTTCGATAATAGCCTCAAGAGCATTTATGATGTAGCTTCGATTCATGTTAGTTGGCGATCTCGATTGTAGCGTGCGATCAGAGCTGCGTCAACCATTCCGTCGTGTGGCGTTTTGCTTCTAGTGGTGGCCAGCCACTGCTCTGTAGGCCACAGCTTGTTGGCGGAGGCTAGGGCGGCGACCTTGGTCATACCCTTTGCAAGTCTCTTGCCGAGCATCACATCCTGCCACTCTTTCACTTGAGTCCTGATTACTTCGAACTGTTTAGCTTCGCACGCGCCTAGGATAAGACCGAACGAGATGCTCATGGACCGCATCGCTTGCGAGGACTTGGCGTGCTTGAGCGGCTCCTCAATGCAGACGACCATATTATTCCTGTAGGGCTCAAGCCAACCAAGTAGGGCTCTAACATCCACTTCGGATTTGCCCACTACCGTTTTGGTGGGCATGGCTCTGTATGCGAGCACACCACCGTCAAACGCCGCCACAGCGCAAAGACCACCACTGATCCCGTTGTCTACACCTATGATAACGGTGTCCTCATTCATCTGACTCGTCGGACTCCTCTGCATCTATAATCACGGAAGCACTGCCGCCGTTGGTTGCCCTACTGTTGTTGAGGATCGAGACGTCGATGGTAAGCGAGCCCGCTCCCCCGCTACCGCCCTTGGGATTAAGGCCGAGGTTGCGGCGGATTAGCTGGTCTAGCTCGGATAGTTCGCGAATGGTTCTTGGACCACGTACGTTCATCAGGTTGTCGCGCAGCATCTTGATCGCGCTCGCCGCGACGTAAGCCTGATACTTATCTGCCGGACTAGATTGATTCTCGGCCACTTCCAGTAGGGCCTGCTGTTCCATGTCTCGCGCCGCCAGTTTGGCGTCGGCGATTACAGCAGTGGCGGTGTCATCGAGGTTCTTGGTAAAGGGTTCAGCGTCGCTGTCTGGTTTGTCTACGATTACGTCTTTAAGCCATCGGCCAATCGTATCGAAGCTGACGCCGATCTGTTCGGCAATACGGGTCTTCATCACGCCTTGCTGATACATCTCAATGGCGCGTTGTACTTTTGCTGCTTTGGCTTGCCGACGTTCGGCTTGTCCTTTGCGTAGCTTCGCCGTTGGCGTTATCTCTTCTTTCTTTGCAGGCATGCGTAAGCGAGGTAAGAACATAAACTATTACTTGTCAAACTTTTTTAATGGGGTAGCCTCCACTCCACTTCACTTATGGGCCGACCAAGAAAATATGATCCCGACAAGACTTCAACCTCCGTGTTGGAACCTCGGATAGATCCCGCCACAAACAAGATGGACGTTGGGGGTTTCCTGATTCCTGTAACCAACACCCTTACCGCTCTGTTGTGGGGGTTCGCCAATCACCCAAGCAACAAAGCGAAGGAGTTTTATTTTTGGCGCGTGGCGGACTTGCTCTGGAACAGGGATGATTTACCTGAGCACATGTTCCTCAAGCACCCGTGGGCAGAGCAGATTGTTCGTGAGTGTGTAGGCAACAAATATTTGGCGATTGGGGGCGCGGCGTCCAGCGGCAAGAGCCACACCCTTGCTGGCTACGGTATCATCACTTGGCTGGCAAGACCAAGAGACACGCTTGTCCTGATGACCAGCACCACCTTGCGCGAGGCGCGGAAACGGATATGGGGCTCGGTGATTTCTTTACTGTCCGTCATTGACGGAGCTCCAATCAACATTCGGGACTCGACCGGATCGGCGAACTACATCGACGAGCACGGTAAGACGTTTGACAGAGCTGGTCTTTCGCTGATCGCGGCGGAGAAAAGTCGTACGCGTGAGGCTATCGGTAAGTTTATCGGTCTTAAACAAAAGCATGTGTTGCTAATTGGTGACGAGCTCGGCGAGCTTAGTGAGGCTATCCAACAAGCCGCGCTCGCCAACTTGAGTAAAAACCCAAGGTTTGATTTTGTGGGGCTGTCCAATCCGGCGAGCAGGTTCGACTCTTTTGGTATCTGGTCTACACCGAAGGGTGGCTGGGAGTCCATTACACCCGACGTAGATGACGAGTGGACCACAAAGTGGGGCGGTAAATACATCCGACTGGACGGTGAGCGCAGCCCTAACGTGGCAGCAGGCTACACAGTCTATCCCTTCCTACCAACCGCCGAGAAGATCGCGGAAGACAAAGCCCTGTTGGGTGAGAGTAGCCGCGCTTACATGCGAATGGTTCGTGCCGTGTTCTTTGACAGCGACGAAGCCGAGGGCATCTACGGCGAGTCCGAGATACTCAAGGCAAATGGCATGAAGAGAACCGAATTTGTTGGTCCTTCTGCGCTGATAGCGGGGGTCGATCCGGCGTTCACCAACGGCGGGGACAGGACAATTATGTACACCGCTAGGGTAGGCCAGTTCGCGGACGGTCAATACGGCATGCAGTTCGAGGAGTTCATAAGCCTCAACGATGACGCAACCAACAAGGCGGTGCCGAGGACGTATCAGATTGTGCACCAGATTCGGGACACCTGTATCCGGTTAGGGATCAAACCAGAGAACGTTGCTATCGACTCCACCGGAGCGGGCTCACCATTCTGCGACGTTCTGGCAGGCGAGTGGTCAGACCAATTCTTGCGCGTGCAGTTCGGGGGTAAGGCTTCGGACAGGCGGGTCAGCATGAACAGCAAGCTCACCGGAGAGGAGCTCTACACCAACCGCGTGTCGGAGCTGTGGTTCGTCGGCAAGGAGTTCCTACGCACCAAGCAGATAACAGGGATCTGCGATGTGCTGGCAAAGGAGATGTGCATCAGGCGCTACGAGATGGTCAAATCTGGTAACCTGCGCGTCAAAGTCGAAACCAAAGCCGAACTCAAACAGCGGATGGGGCAGTCACCGGACATCGCCGACGCCGCGTTCATTGCACTGGATCTGGCAAGACAGCGGCACGGACTCGTCGCAGTAGACGCGCCGAACAAAACGGAGATGGGTATATTCGGGCGGTCAATGCCGCGAACGCTAAGAGACCTAGACGTAGTTAGCAGGTCGAGACACGCGTATTTGGATTGAGGTTAATGCAAGTGTATTGCAGGAACGACACGTGGAGAAAGTTCAAAGAGTTTCTGGAAAGTGGGTAATTCATAATAATTCAGTAAATTAAGGTTTATGAATTACTGAGATATTATGAATTACTAAAGAAGAGAAAGATTATATAGTGTTAAATCTTACGGTTCACTTTCTCCCATGCGGGCCAGAACAGTTCGTCGAGTGCTCGCACGATTGGCTCTTGGGTATAGACGTCGCTGTAGGAGACGCCCGAAAGAAACAGCGCAGCCTCGACCATCTCGTGCCTCAGCGTTTCGCGTAAGAGCTTTGCGTCCTTAACCGTTTTCCTGTCTAGCTCGATAACCTTCGCGTCTGGCAGGTATTGCCCATAGCAGTCGTCGAGGTCTTTCACCCGTATCGGTATCCTGTGTCCGGCAATGGAAACGCTTTTAAGCATCGAGCTTAGTCTACGGGTCAGTCGAGCAGGAGTCCAGTTAAATGATACAGGATACAGGTCACCTGACCCAAAAATAATGTCTTGATTTCTTGACAAAAAAGATTCAGTATCTGCGGCGTGCCCGCCCAATTTAAGAGAACACCCAACGGTAAGATCCAATACCGTGGCGAATTGTTTTCCGGTTTCAATAAACCGAAGAAGGCTCCTGCTGGTGACCCCAAGAAATATGTCGTGCTTGCAAAGAGCGGCAGCGACGTGCGTAAATTGAAGTTTGGTCAGCGTGGTTACAAAGATTTCTTGCAACACAAGAGCGAAAAACGTCGCGCTAATTTCAAGTCTCGGATGAATTGTTCGTCCGAAAAAAATAAACTAACGCCCAAATGGTGGGCATGTAACTACAACTGGTAAATTGATATGGCCGCCCCAACCAACACTAAGAAGGACAGACAGAAGATAATGGATCAAGCCAATGCGGCTGCTCTCAAAGCTGAGGAGCTGAGCAAAGCAGGCGGTATCCCAACGGACGGGATGAGCCCTACCGGCGCTCCCGAGTCCACTATTGGCATGTCTAGGAATGAGAAATTCTTCTCCCAAGGAAGGGCGCTCGATCAATCGCAACGGGAAGGCTACAAGACTTTCGGCGATAAGGCTACAGGCGAGGGGATAAACGCCGCGAGGAAACTAATGGGACGGGCACCGATAGCGAATACGCCTCGAGAGTTTGAGCAGAATATAAATACGTCTGTTGGTTACGGTGGTAAGAGTGCACTGCTTGACCAAGCGGGACGTGATAAAGCCCTGAAGGCAGGTATCGGTGCAGGTCTGAGTTATGAAGAATCTGACGCCGCAGTGTCAAAGGCTTACGAATTCCTGAAAGGCAAATACGGCGACACTACGACGCCTACGCCTACGACGACGACGCCGAAGCCGAAGCCGGATACGACTACGACAACGCCATCGACGGTATCGCCTACACCTACTGTGCCCCCCGAAGTGCCAGTAGAGAAAAGCCCCACCATGCAGTTCTTCGAGAACGTCCTAGCGGGAGGAAGTCCTGAGCGGGCTCTGATAAAAGGAGGGTCGGCGATTTATAACGCGAGGAGAGCCGCTGCCGAAGCCGCCGCCAAAGCCGCCGCCAAAGCTGGTGGTGCGGTAGCCGACACTACTAAAGCTGCTGGTGCGGTGGGTGACGCTACTAAAGCCGTTGGCGTAGGGAGTGAAGCTGGAGCGCTTATGAGGCAGACTCAAGCTGGTAACCGCGCTTGGTCAAATACTTGGGATAGTGTCCGCGATGCTAAGCTGGCACAAGCGGAAAAAATAGCTGAAGCTGCCCGAGCCGCTGCCCAAGCCGCGGGCGCTACTTATGATGACGCTCTTTCTGCCTATTCGGCTGCCTACGGTAAGGCACTTAAAAAGATAGACCCGTGGGGGGATGAGACCGCTGACGCCGCCGCTAAAGCCGCTAAAGCTGCTAAAGATGCCTCCAGAAACGCTGTCGCTGTTGGTGGTGATGGTAAGGTCGGCGAAAGATTGAGAAAAACCCAAGCAGCTAAAGGTGCAGGTGGAGCTACTACAGTCGCTGACGAAGCTGCCGGAGCTGCTGATAAGACCGCCGGAGCTGCTGATGAAGTCGCCAAAGTTGCTGAAAAAGGTAAGGGCCTTTTCTCCCCACTCATTGAAGCGGTTGCCAACTCAACTACAGGTAAACTTCTGGCGACAACCGCTAGAGTCGCAACGCCTGCTCTTAAATTTGGCGCTAGGGCTGCTGGTCCGGTGCTGGATGCAATTGACGTGGCTCAGTACTTTGGAGGTAATCCCATCACAGGAAAATCTAAAGAGGAGGTGAGAGAGGATTTCCAATCTGATTACGAAACACTAGGCCAGCGGTTTTTCGCACCCAAGTCATTGGGCGAGTTCGGAGGGGCCATCGGTGATGCCGCGAGCAGCGCTAAGATTGCACTCGGCGCTAAAGAATCAGTAAGCCAAATGCTGAAGTCTCAACGGGGTGCGCGGGAATCCGAAGCCGCTCTTGCGAATATGGAGAATATCTACAAGGCGATAGATGACAGGCGTAGAGAGATGTATCCCGACGAGGTGTTCGCAAAACTACCTCGAAACCCCAAAGAAAGAGCAGCAGCAGGTTTACCGGAGGACACCCCTACGCAGAGCGAAGTCAAGAACATGATTAGAAACGAGTTCCGTAAAGCGGGCGCAAAGTTCTAAGAAACAAAAAACTCTATGGCTGAAGACGAAAAAACCAAAGCGCAAGATTTTTCCTACGAGGGTGATATTCAACCTCTGATGAATCAGTATTTTAACGTAGCTGCCAACAGCGGTCTGAGCGGTGACGCTCAAATATCATTCTTACGAGGGCAGCGCAGCAGACTCGAAGGGCAAGCTGATAAGGCTATGGATCTCAAACTAAGAGGGATCGCTTTCGAGGACGCCAAACTGAGGCTGGAAGAGAATAGGAAGAAGTCATTAAGCGCACGCGATAACATGACAGCCCTTAGCGCACTGCAACAACAGCTGGACTTCGGCCTAACACAGGTACCAGAAGAACAGCGACCTAACTATCTTGCTAGAGTTGCGGTTGCCAACGGTGAGCTTATTGGTTCAGACGAATCAGCTAAGTCTATGGTGGGCAGCGCATTCAAAGGTTTATCTTCCAGCAAGGATAACTCTAGAATGGAGCATCAGAACACCATCCTTAAAGGACTCGACAGCGTTAAGTTCGGGGAGGATTATTCAGGTATGCCCACTAATAGTTTTGCCAATGCCGGAGAGAAAGCCGCAGTGGATCGCGTTATTGCCAGCCTCGGCACACCTGAAGAGATTCAGCAGTCAGCCGAAATGAGCGCCGACGAGCTGTATGGTCTTGCTAAAAACATCAGGACGCGCTATGACGCGAGCATACTTAGTGGTGGCAAAGCCGCTACGACTTCCAGCCCCCGATCTCTATTTTCAAGTAAAACAGTTGCACCAATGGCAACACCGCCTTAGATAACATAATACCAAACTAAATTACCACCATGCTGGAAATTAAATCATACGACGACTGGAACGCAAACCAAAAGGATACTGCCGAACCAGCAATCAACCTCAAGAAATACACGGATTATGTTAGGTCCAGCTACTACAGCGCAGGACAGCTAAACCAAGAGACCGAACAGGAGATCACTGCCGGAGTCGCTGATCGTCTCACGAATGACGTCTTTACCGACGACATGTCAGAGGATGACAAGAACAATCTATTCTCCAGTGTCGTCGGCGCGTCGAGCAACGCAGATACTGACGCACGGTTTGTGTTAGATCACCTTCGCACATACAGCGATGGGGCATCAACCTTTGCAGCAGACAGAGTCAAAGCTAGTAACCTAGCGAACTACCTTACCCTACGTGAGAAGGCTCCGTCCGAAGCGGAGGGCTTCAAGCCTTACGTTGATGAGATCCTCGCGGACAAGTCTCTGGTAAAACGTGCCCGTATGTCCGCCGTCGATCGCGGGGAGTATAGCATTGCAGCACTTGACGAGGAAGACGGCTCGCGCAGCCTCTACGCTGGCGCGAGTGCACGCCCCGATTCCATTGCAAGTGAGGTCAGCTCGCTTCTTGCAACTGGTGCTTTGTCGTCCTCTGACCTTTACCGGATTAACGATTTCGTTAAGCCAATGAACGGTGGGTTGACCAACGGTGCCGAAGATTCTCGCTATGAGACTTTCATGCGTACGGTTAGTGACCTCGCAAAGAACGATGCGGACTTAAATAAGTTAATCGAAAAGAATGCCTCCAACAAAAAAGAGGCGGACACAGCCGCACTCCGCACCACTGGAGAGTCTATCCTAGAGGGCGCGAAGACAGTTATCAGTTACCCCTTCGTTAAGGGCAGTGAACTTCTTGTTGACTTGTTTGACGGCGAACAGAAGCAGCCGAAGTATGCGTCTGACACAACGCTGTCCGATGCACTCTCCAGTAACGCAGCATTCAGCCAACGCTTTAGTGCTGCGGAAATCGAAAAGTTTAGTGATGCGCTTACCACCAAAGTAGCTGGTGCACCATACAGAGCCGACCGTCCGGAGACCGGAATCACTACCGACTCGATGGGTAATGTTATCATCGACTCAAGCCTTTTAGCTAATGTGAAGCTGTTCGAGCAGGCCGTTTCCACCGCTCCGCTAAACAAGGATCAGCAGAAACAAGCATCTGTGCAACGCAAGCTGCTACTGAAATCCGCAGCGCCGGACCTCCTTCAAATAATTCTTGAAGAGGACTCTGAAGCGGTTGGTGAGTATGCGAAAGCAAAAGCCGACGGACTATCCCCTTCCGCATTCCTTGAACAATACGTCGGCAGCGGTAAAAATTATGATGGGTTTAGTACCCGCTTAGAGCAGTTTGGAAAAAGTGCATGGAAAACTTTGGCTGAGATCCCTTTGGGCATCGCCGCTCTCGCTGGCAATGAGTGGGCTGCTAAGGAGATGGGCAGCATGATGGATGACCAGACTAGACGCCAAGAATACTCTCGCCTCTTCGGAGACGAATACGGCTTCGGCTTCCAGCTTTTGAACACACTCCCACAGGTAGCCACTGACATCGGTCTGACTATCGGAACAGGCGGCGCGTTTGCCGGAGCCAAAGCACTTGCGAAAACAGGTGCGATGTCGGCGCGTGCTATGATTCGTGGTGGTGCCAAGATGGCACTCTCTGAGATTGATGACGTGGCAACCGCTTCGTTCCGCAAGGCGGCGTCCGCCGAAGGTTCACAGTTCCTCGGCAAGGCTCTCACGGATGTTGGTAGGAGCTTCGGCGATAAGTTCGGAGAACTGGCACCACTCGCTGCCGTTACGTTCTCGCGTTCGGCTGGCTCGGCGTTTGGTTCTATCTACAATCAGTTGCCGGAAGACATGAGCCACGAGGAGAAGTATAAGAACGCTCTTCCTGCTGCTCTTGCAATGGGTATCTCCACGTCCGTCATCACCGTAGGTCTGTCTGGATTGGGTCTCGGTGCTGTTGAAGACATCGGCACAAACGTGGTTCGTAAGATTCGTGGTGGGGATACACTGACAGCGCGTTCCGCTCTTGACGCCGCCGAGCGTGCCGTCCCTGTCAGTAAGATGAATTACCGCCAGTCTAAACAAGCATATCAGAATGCGTTTAACGAGGGCAGAATACTTAGTGACGCAGCTTTCAACATCGCCGCTCGTGCGGCAATCACCAGCACCTACAAGAACTGGTTGAAGACCACACTGAAGGGTGGACTTAGCGAGTCGTTTGAAGAGTCCCTAGACCAAGCGGTCGGCATGGCCATTGAGAACTCGGCTCTCGATCGGGATGCTTCGCTCGCTGAGAAAGTTGCACAAGTGTTCGACGCCGGACTCCTTGGCGGCGCTTTGGGTGCGGGCATTGCTGGCAGCACCCAGTTCGGCCCCATCCGAAAATCGGAACAGAGTCTGGTATTTGAAGGCAGGGCATCCGCGCTTGAGGACATCTCAAAGCGTCTCCGTAAAACGAACAGCGATGCCACCGCTGATGTATTGCAACGCCGCATCGACGAGGCGCGGGAGCAAGCGCGACTATCTATCGAGAGGGACGTTGCAGCCCAGAGCGATAGCGAAGAAACCCAAAAGCGCACAGTCGTTGCCGACCCCAACGAAAGACCCCTTAGAGGGCAACCTGTCTTCGACGAAAAAACAGGTACATGGTCTCCCGCAATCGAACCGTTCGACCCTCTGCTCGATGATCTCATCGGTGAGGAGATCGAATACATCGGTCTTACTGGCGTGCTGGAGCGGAGTCCGGACGGCAACACCATCAACCTCCGACTCAGTAAGCCCTACTTAGAAGGAGGAGAGCCTGTTGAGTTCATCAACCTAGGACCGCGCTTCCAGAAAGCCTCAAAGTTTGTCGCACCTTTCCTTACCACCCCCGATGGTAATCCTTACGTATTGGTTGGTGGTAGTAAGAAGAAAGTCAAATTCGCTTTCCCAGCAAAAGAGAAAGTGACCCCAGAGTCCTTTACAGTCTTTCGTGATGACGAAGGGAACGTGCGTAGCATTATCGTTAATGGCGGGCAGTCGCTTAAAGATCCAACGGTGACAATGCCTCTTGTCGTTGCTGGATCTGCGCGGATTAAGGCCATTGCGGAGTGGTATGGTATTGACATTACGCCTAAACCGCCAGTGTCGGAAACACCAGAAGGACAGTTCGAGTTTGCGTTCGCTAACCGCAAGGAGACCATCAAGTCGAAAGAAGAGTTCGGATTCGTCGCCCTGACTGATGTAGAGTTGCAAGAAGAGACAAAGGATATTCTCGGTCGGTCATTCGCTCCCGCTACGGAGGGTGAGCTGGAGCTTGTTACTGATAAACAGAACAGGACTAGGAGAATACTTGAGGGGATCGACGCTCAGATTTCCAGCAAACTAAAGAACCGTGAGAAGGTTACCGCTACTCTCGCACCCCTCAAAGACCTCAGTGATAAGCAGTTGACGAAGGATCAGAAGCTCATCAAGGAACAAAGCACTAGCCTTAATAAAAAACTCACCAAAGAGATCGCCGCACTTAGGAAAGCCAAGAAAGACTTTAGTGAGGACGCGATCCTACTCGGATCTGCGACACCACAAGAACCAACAACCGCCGAAGCACAAGGCCCACGCGTCTATAGGAGTTGGGATGAGTCACAGAAACAACTGGACCGCGACTTTGCTGAGTCCCTCAACGGTATCAGGCAGAGCTACTTGGATGCAGATGTGCCTGTCGATGTAGACCGCATCGAGAACGTTGTACGTGCAGTATCGCTCCGCAACAAACTTGCCGCGACTATCGCTTTCTCCGACATCTCGATCGAAGAACTGGACGCTGTCGAGTCGATGGCACAGGACATCATTGACTTTGCCTCTGACCCCGCGAACAAAGCGACAGCCAAACAGCGTGAGCTAATCCTTACTGACTACGCAAATCTGATTGCTCGGATCAACACTGTACAGGAGTACGTCGTCGAGCGTGAGTATGAAGAGGTATCCGATCTGGCGGCGGCGGAACTGGACGCGCTAACCCAAGAGGAAGCAGAACCCGAAGAGGAGGTTGAAACGAAGGCCAGCGACACGAACACGTTGCACTACTTGCTCTCCAACACACCGGAAGCATTTGCCACGATTGATGTGAAACCATTCGCTAACAAAAAGACTCTGGCTACCCTAAAGAACATGGGTATTGAGATCGACGAGGAGCGTAGAGACAGCGTGGAAACGGTAGAGGTTACGGGTTACGATCAGGAGACCAGAGAGATCCTTTACGGGAAACTCGGCGTCACAGTGCGGGCTCCGCTCTCCACCGTCAACTTCGAGTCCCCTGCTCTACGCACAGCCATTGATGCTGCAAGCACCGAAGTCTTTGAGGCCACACAGCAAGCCAGAAAAGAAGCGGCGGCCATCAGGCGCAGAACGGCAGAGCCAATACAGGACCGTACGATTAGATTCCTTAACAAGGTTAATGACTACGTCACTAAGAGCAAAGAACTAAAGGATCGACTTGAAGAAGCCAAGAGGAAGCTACCTGCGGCAAAGAGGTCCGTTGTTGTGCTACGCATCGAAGGGCAGCTGAAGGAGCTGAGAAAGAAGGCTACTGACTATGTTAACACTACGGGCTCTATCCTACAGTCTGACTTTGATTTCTATAAAGAACTAAAGGAAGAACAAAAACAGGAAATAACCACCCAACTCCGCAGCTCGCTTTTTGGTGTGGGGGGCTTCAAACAAGAAGTAGCTCCTAGATCTAAAGTCAAAGCCTTTAATCCGATACCCGACATAAAGGTTACTAGAGTAGTATACGCCAAAGATCAGTTCCGAAAGGGCACGCAAGAGGAAGATATGTTTAATGAGCTAGTCGAAGGCGGGTTCATTGTTAACTTGCCGGATACCGGAAAAGCCTTAGCCCAAGCTGGTCTGTTTATTACTGAGTCCGGTGTGAGTAAATTCCCAGCGTTCTCGCAATCTCAAGTTGAGGCTGTCGAGGTAGAGGGCCAAGAGGTGGCTGACACTAATCCCTACATTAAGAACAAGCACGAACTCCTCGCTGAAAGAGTGCTGTCTAAGTATCCGCAACTCGGTGTTCTGACTACTATTACAGGCAGGTCTAAGACTATGGGCGCTATCGGTAGTGTTGGCGATACGAGAGCTACGCTTGACACTATGGAAGTAGAGATCCAAAGGATGGAGCAACAAATCGCACGTAAGGCATTTAGAACCGGAGTCGTACCCAAAGACTTCCGTAGACAACTCGACGTTTTAAAAGAAGAGGCTGCGAGCATTAAGGTAAAACTAAAGACCGAAAGGCGTTACGAGATTGACGGGAAGGAGTATGAAGTCCTCAATAGTAAAACGGACAAGAGTATCTATTTCCCAATAGATGATAATGGTTTTGGTGTATTCACAAACAACCCTAAAATCACAAAGGCACAGATCGCAGAAGGCTATCGTGTGATTATTCCGGACACGTATGACCGGAGTTCATTTAACCCGTCACAGTACACACGGGATGGACGTGTCATTGAAGGGTATTATAAGCCCCGCAACCCAGAGCCATTCACCATAGGGAGTTTCAATAGCGAGTTAAATTCGAGAATCACCGAGGATGGGGAGCAGATACTCGAAGGTAGGTCTACATTCCTGAATAAGCGTGTTGATCTGTTTGTATATAAAATGCTGTATCTCTCTGAGGTCAGAGGTGTGGCGGGAGCTGCTTATACTGACGCACTACGTTCTTTGGAGACTATCGCGGAGAGGCTTCTTAGAGGGAAACAGAAATTCCCAGAGAGAATACCTAAGACGGAGCAGTATATCGACAACACCATATCGGAGCTTACATTAGGGTTCGCTGCGGATCTAAACGAGTATCGACTAGCTCAATACGTAACGAAACAAGTCACCAAGTCCCTTGAACTTAGGTTTAGAAACGAGGGCGATAAAGAGCTGGTGGCTAGATTGCTTGGCGACTCAAATAACGAAATGAGGTTCTCCGATCTTTCAGAAGACGTTAGAGACCAACTTATTTTTGATAACCTCAACAAAACTAATCTCGTTAAGTTTGTAACGGATATGGTAGATGGGGATGTCGAGTCGATAGCTAAGGATATTCAAAGCGTTAACAAAACGATTAAGGGCAGTGACCCTAATTCGATTATCATCGAGTATGCCAGATTTCTTTTTGTCAACGCCACTCGTTTGGGGGGTAAGTTCGACGCAATACCAGACCCCAACACTTATTTAAATCGCCCCGTTAGTGGTTCTGAGGGGAAGGGCAGCATATACAACATGGTTGCGAATAAGAATGCGAGAGCAGAACAAACAGATCCGAACACTGGACTCTCGTCTCTGGACTATTTTGTGGATAGGGGCAAGGACAATAGGAATACCACAGAGGAAATTATCGGACCTGAAGCCACAGACATATTTCAAAAACTGCAAGATCAGATAGATAGGCGAAATCAGGAACTCGGAGGTGGTCTAGATCCCCTTGACATGCTAGTGACAGAGAACACCAGCGCGTTAGGCGCGTCCGAGCTTACCTTTATGAATCGTCCGGCTTTGTTGGCTGACGAGTTATACCTCACTATTAAACAGGATACATCTGGTAGATTAGTCCAAGTCTTCAGAGACCTCGCGATAGCGATTGGGTATCCGCAGTCACAAGTAGACGAACTACCGGATGCTACTCTTGTTCAAGCGTTAGCCGCCAAGCTGAACAGCGACTACATCCTCCACACAAATAAAGGATATGCTCGCGTAGTGATGGCCGAATTGTCAGGATCTGACCCCGACGGCTATTTCGGTGGTTTAGTTGGTAGCTTAGGTAGAAAAGCCGCTGGGCTCCTGATTGCTCTTAATTGGCTACCACCTATAACCGTAGATACTAAAGGGAGATCAACAAACCTACCACTAAGAGCCCCCGCTGAACGGGTAGCTGCGATACCCGCAGCGGCAATGAGTGCTACGCCCGAAGAAGCTATTGAGGCTGGTAAAGTGATGCGTCAAAAGGAAGCGGAAGCAACAGACGACGAGGTAATCAATTACTCCAGAGACTACTTAGCGGCATCTCAGGCGGCTCTGCCGTATTTGTTAAAGCTCGGCAGCGAGCGAAGGGTCGCCCTCAACACAATCGAAGAAGCCCGTTTGGATCTTTTTGATTCGTTCCGTTTGCTGCGGGCGCTCATTGGGCAGACAGACTCCGAAGATATGGGGCCTGCCCGAGGGAAAACTCTGGGGCAGATCGCCGAAGGTATCAAAATGGGTAGCGCCGGAGCTACACCTGAAAGTATTGTTGAATACCAAAACAAAACCATTAGTGACATCGAAGCGGAAATCGCAAAGCTGCAAGATACACGCACCCTGACTCAAGCTCTTGTGGAT